TGGTATTTGGACTGCTAAGAAAAGATATATTTTAAATGTATGGGATAGTGAAGGAGTTAGATATGAGGAACCAAAATTAAAGATGATGGGTATTGAGGCAGTTAAATCCTCAACACCAGCACCTTGTCGTCAGATGATTAAAGATGCACTTCAATTGATGATGAGTGGAACTGAGGATGAGATAATTGATTTTATTGATGATGCTAGAGTAAAGTTTAAACAGTTACCTCCAGAGGAGATTGCTTTTCCAAGAACAGTATCTGATGTAAATAAGCACAAGTCTCCTGCTACCATCTATGGTAAGGGAACTCCTATTCATTGTCGTGGAGCACTTCTTTTTAATTATTATATTAAGAAGAATAAATTAGATAATAAATATTCTCTGATTAATAATGGTGAGAAGATAAAGTTCTGCTATTTACAAAAGGCAAATCCTATTAGAGAGAATGTTATTTCTTTTATTAATGAGTTTCCTTTAGAACTTGGTCTTGACAAATACATTGATTATGACCTACAATTTGACAAAGCTTTCTTAGAACCTGTTAAAGTTATTCTAGATGCTATAGGATGGAAGGTTGAGAAAGTTGTAAACTTAGAATTATTTTTCGGATGAAAGATCAGAACGCAATTCTTGAAGAGGAAACTAAAGATCAAAAATGGAATCGGGGATTAGATCTTTACATAGAGTCAGTACATAAACCAGACCATGCTCTTCGTGGGTGCGCTCATAATCAGAAATGTTTTAATGAGTTAATGGAAGTAAGAGCAGAAGTATTGGAGTATCTTAAGACTTTGAGGAGATAATTATGGATTTTTTGAAAGATATTGTAAAGGAGATAGGAGATGAGTACACCCAACTCGCATCCGATATATCGGATAGTGAATCCTTTGTTGACACGGGTTCGTTGGTTTTTAACGGACTTGTTTCAGGCAGTATCTTTGGTGGTGTATCTAGCAAGAGGATTACTGCTATTGCTGGAGAAAGCAGCACAGGAAAAACTTTTTTCTCTCTCGCCGTTGTCAAGAACTTCCTGGATACTAATCCCTCCGCTTATTGCCTCTACTTTGATACTGAGGCTAGTATCACTAAATCACTTCTAGAAAGTAGAGGAATTGATTTAGATAGGATTGTGGTGGTGAATGTAGTCACCATTGAAGAGTTTAGGTCTAAAGCACTAAAGGCCGTTGATATATATTTAAAGACCAACACAGAAGATCGCAAACCGTGCATGTTTGTGTTAGACTCCTTGGGAATGCTTTCCACTGAAAAGGAGATTACTGACGCACTCAATGATAAACAAGTAAGGGATATGACCAAATCTCAACTTGTCAAAGGTGCATTCAGAATGTTGACTTTAAAGCTAGGTCAAGCAAACATTCCCCTTATAGTTACAAATCACACATACGATGTCATTGGCAGTTATGTCCCTACTAAAGAAATGGGAGGCGGCTCTGGTCTCAAATATGCCGCGTCTACAATCATTTATCTCACTAAGAAAAAGGAAAAGGATCAGAAAGAGGTTGTTGGTAACCTTATCAAAGCTAAGACAGCTAAAAGCAGACTCTCTAAAGAAAATAAAGAAGTAACTGTTCGTCTTTACTTTGATGATAGAGGTCTTGATCGCTACTATGGTTTATTAGAATTAGGTGAAATTGGTGGACTGTGGAAAAATGTTGCAGGTAGGTATGAAATAAACGGTAAAAAGGTTTATGCTAAGGAGATATATAAGAATCCTGATCAATATTTTACTAAGGAGGTAATGCAAGCATTAGATGAAATTGCTAACCAACAATTCTCATATGGTAAAGGTTTATGATAGTATTATTCCAGATGTTTTTTGCGCGGAGTTAATTTCTCTTTTTGAAAATTCTTCAGAAAAACAGGAATATATTAATAACAATCATACTCCATGTTTTACCCAATTAAATATTAATGATTATCATCCCAATTGTGTAAAAAATTTGGTTAAGTTTACTCGGAAAGCATATGGGAAATATTGTGATGATCTTAACAACCCCTATATTCCAAAACTTAAATATCTAGAAGAGTTTAGAATTAAGAGATATCGTACTAATAGAGAAGAAAGATTTGATGAACATGTTGATGTTACAGATTATGCATCGGCACGTAGAGGGCTTGCATTTTTATTCTATTTGAATGATAATGATGGAGATACTTCTTTTGGTGACGTAGTAGTTCATCCTAGAGTTGGTAGAGTGGTTGTTTTTCCTCCCACTTGGGAATATCCACACTATGGAATTGCTCCCACAGTTTGTACCAAATATATTATGAGTACTTACATTCATTATGGATAAGATTGAATTTTTGATTCTTAAAAATCTCCTACATAATGAGGACTATTTGAGAAAAGTAGTTCCATTTCTTAAAGGTGAATACTTTCAAGATAATAATCAAAAGATTGTCTATGATGAGATTTTTAATTTTGTAACCCAATATAATGAAGTCCCTTCCAAAGAAATTCTTTCTATTGAAATAGAAAAGAGAAAGGATATTAATGAAGATTCTTTTAAACAAATTTCTCAGTTAATTGATTGTTTAGATGATTCTCCAGTTGAGTTAGAGTGGTTACTTGACACAACAGAAAAATGGTGTAGAGACCGTGCTATATACCTAGCACTTTTGGAATCTATCTCTATTGCTGATGGCAACAATGAAAAGAAAACTGCGGATGCTATTCCCAGTATTCTTTCAGATGCTCTCGCTGTGAGTTTTGATAATCATGTAGGGCATGATTATCTCATTGACTACGCCGAACGTTACGAACTGTACAACAAGAAGGAGACGAGAATTGAATTTGATCTGGAATACTTTAACAAAATTACCAAAGGTGGGCTCCCTAATAAAACTCTCAATATCGCGCTGGCTGGTACGGGGGTCGGAAAGTCTTTATTCATGTGCCATATGGCTAGCTCCGTCCTGCTCCAAGGACGGAACGTTTTATACGTTACAATGGAAATGGCAGAGGAGAAGATTGCTGAGCGAATTGACGCAAACCTCCTCAACATCAACATCCAAGAAATAGCAGACCTTCCTAAGGTAATGTTTGATAATAAAGTTACTAGTCTTGCAAAGAAGACTCAAGGATCTTTGATTATCAAGGAATATCCTACAGCAGCAGCACATTCAGGACATTTCAAATCGTTACTAAGTGAGTTAGCACTGAAAAAATCCTTCAGACCTGATATAATATTCATAGACTACCTTAATATTTGTGCATCCTCCAGGTATCGTGGCAACCTCTCAGTCAATTCTTACTCGTATATTAAAGCAATTGCTGAAGAACTTAGAGGGTTGGCGGTGGAATCGAACGTTCCAATTGTCTCGGCTACTCAAACTACTCGTTCTGGGTTCGGTAGCAGTGATGTTGAGCTTACAGACACAAGTGAGTCCTTTGGTCTTCCTGCTACTGCTGACCTTATGTTTGCCCTCATCTCTACGGAAGAATTAGAAGAGTTGGGACAAATCATGGTGAAGCAATTAAAGAATAGATATAATGATCCTACTATCTTCAAGAGATTTGTTGTAGGTATTGATAGAGCAAAGATGAGATTATATGATTGTGAACAGAGTGCTCAGGAAGATATTACTGATAGTGGGCACGAGGAGGAAGTAAAACCTAAGAAATCATTTGATGGATTTAAATTTTGATCATAGAAGATAGAGAAATAATAACTTCTTATGAAAGGGGTGTAATTAAGAGTTTTATTCCCAACATAGATTTTTATTGGAAACCTGATTCCACTACAGATAAGTTTCCAATGTATGCTCATTTGATGGTAAGAAGACCTCAAGATGATTCATCATTTAATTCACAAACTCCAGTAAATATTTGCTCTCCTTACTTTGAATTTTTTAAGGGATTGGTTGATAGGTTTTGTGCGAACCATGGATTGCAATATTCTACAGTGATACGAGCATGTATAAACAGTACTTTTCATATTCCTGGATATCCTCATGGTGATCCTCATATAGATTTTACTCAAAATCATATGGTGTTAATCATTTACTTAAGTGAAATTTCACTAAAGAGTTCTACACTAATCTTTAATAAACAATTTGATAATAATTTTCCTCCTATTTGTGATGTTAATAATAGAAGGCATAGGTTTGGAATAAAGAAAAGAATTAAACCAGAGTTTGGTAAGATATTGGCTTTTGATGGTAAATATTATCATTCTAATAAGTCACCTCTTCCAGGAGAGACTAGAATGGTTGCTGTTTTTAATTTATTATGTTGACACAGAGTAAGAAGAAGAGTATACTTTTTAAGCAGATTGATAACTTCTTTGAAGATCCACAATCTGTTGTTG